TGACGACGGGAACCTTCGGTACGTCGGCGTCGTCATTCTGCGAGGGCAATGACGCCCGCCTGAGCGACACCCGCACGCCGACGGACAACACCGTCAGCACGGCGAAGATTCAGAACGACGCCGTCACGTATGCCAAAATTCAAAACGTCTCCGCCACCGACCGCCTGCTCGGTCGCTCGTCTGCGGGTGCAGGCGACGTGGAGGAGATCACCTGCACCTCGTTCGGTCGTTCCTTGATTTCGTCAGCCGACGCCCCTGCGGCGCGCACCACGCTGTCCGTGCAGCCGACGGCGAGTCCAGCGTTCACTGGTGCGGCGACGTTCGCCAATACAGGCGACGTGGTCCCGCTGACAGTGACCAACGCAGGCACCGCCAACTCGTTTGTCGTCAACGACGCGAGCGGGGATACGACGCCGTTTGTGATTGATGCGGCTGGCAACGTGGGCATCGGAGTCTCCAGCCCTACGCACAAACTAGACTGTGGCGGCGAGTTCCGTTTGCGCGGCACCGGCCCATCGTCAGAAGCCGGAAAACTTCACCTGTACTATGTCAGCGACACAAACAGAGCGACGATCACAACTGGCCCGTCGGGGGAAATAATTGTTGAGACAGGCGCGTCGTCGCCTGCCACCCGCCTCACCATCTCCTCCACCGGCACCGCAACGTTCACTGGGCAGATACTCGCGGATGACCTCACCACATCGAACAGCGTCGTCTACGGGTTCGACGGTGACACCAACACCGGAGTCGGACGGGGTGGGGCCGACATCCTGACCTTCGTCACCAACGGCAGCGAGCGGGTGCGGGTGGATGCGTCGGGGAATGTGGGGATTGGGACGACGAGCGCCGCTGGCCGCTTGCACGCATACAACGGTGCCGACGCTACTACCGCAGTTCTGATTGGAGAGGTCAGCGGCGCTTTTTCTAACGCTGCCGACATGAGTCTGCGACGCGGCGGCACTGAGTTGGGGAGGGTGTCGGCGGATTACTTTGACGGCATGAACTTTTTGGTTACCTCTGGCAGCGGCAATGCCGCTGTGCAGAGGATGCGGATCAATACTGGCGGCGAGTTGATGATCGGGTACACAACCGATCAAGGAGGCTATCTTCTCCAAGTCAACTCCCAGATTTACGCTACAAACGCGACGATCGCTACGTCCGACGCACGGTTCAAGACCAATGTCGAAGCGTTGACCGACGCCACTAGCGTCATCGAATCGCTGCGGCCCGTTGCGTTCGACTTCATCCCGCAGGCAGACCGCAACTTCGCCACAGAGCGTCAGGTCGGACTGATCGCACAAGAGGCGCAGGCGGCGCTCGCTGGCACCGACTATGCCGATAGCGTGGTCGCACAGTGCGGCGACCATCTTGGATTGGCATACGAGAAACTGGTGCCGGTGCTGATCAAGGCACTGCAAGAGAGCAACGCACGCATCGCCGCACTAGAGGAGCGAATCAATGGCTGACATCCCCACGCTGTACTGTGCTGAACCGCTGGACGTGCCTGCAAAGGTGTTCGACAAGTTGTGGGTGAGAGAAATCGTTCTGTCATCCGTGACAGGCGGCGAAGCAGAGGCCCGCGTGACCCTCGTCCGATTCCGCACCACAGAGACCGGCGTGGAAGAGGCACCCGCCGAGCCGGTACGGCTCCACGTCCGCGACCTGCTCGCGGGAGCGGAGGCCGACGCGGACCTCGCGGCGGCGGTTGGGGCGTTGATGAACTACGTGGCGAAGGTGGGCATCGAGCAGGGCGTCGTCGCGGCGGGCGAGTGATATGGTCGTCCTGTCGTCGATCCTGCGTCGCGACGAACCGCAGCGCGAGCGACGCGAGCGGGTGCCGCTACCCGGCGAGCTCGCCGTCGTCTGCGTGTTCTGGAACCCGGCTGGCTGGCGATCGCTGCGGAGGAACTACCTGCGATTTCTCCACGAGATGAAGTGGTGGGGCGTGCCGACGTTCAACGTCGAGCTCGCCTACGAAGGGCAAGCGTTCACGTCCGACGACGCGTGGCTCAAGGTCCGAGGCGGCGACCGGAACGTCCTGTGGCAGAAAGAGCGCCTCATCAACCTCGCGGTCGAACGCCTGCCCGACCGCTTCGACAAGATCGCGTGGATCGACGCCGACATGGTGTTCCTCGACCACCAGTGGCCCGAGCGGCTATGCCGCACGCTCGAAGAGTGGCCGGTCGTCCAGATGTGGAACGAGTGGCACTGTGCAGGGCCTGACGGGCAGATCGAGAGCAAGAAGCTCTGCGTCGGACATCGCTGCGAAAGGTATCTCAGCGAACAGAACTGCTGCCCAGGCGGTGCGTGGGCGGCACGACGCGATATCTGGCCGCTCTACGATCGCCACATCGTCGGCAGCGGCGATTCGATGATGGTCGAGGGATGGACGAACCACCAAGTGAAGCGCTGTCTGCGACTGATGAACGAGCCGATGGCGAAGCACTTCCGCGAATGGAGCGACGTGGCGTACGCGAAGGTCCGGGGCGAGATCGCGTGCCTGCCCGGTGACGCGATGCACCTGCATCACGGGAGCCTCGCCGATCGGCAGTATCACTCCCGCTGGTTCCCGGTCGTGAACGGCGGCTACGACCCGGCGACGCACGTCGAGGTGGACGAGAACGGGCTGCTCCGCTGGACGGACTCGGCACCGCCGCAACTCGTCGAGTGGGTGCGAGGCTACTTCGCCAGCCGGAACGAGGACGGCTGAGTTGACACGCCCGACACCATGCGGGCATGGACATCTCAACCAAGCGAATCCTCGTCACGGGCGGTGCCGGGTTTCTCGGACGTGCCGTGTGTCGTCTCCTGACCCAGCGCGGCTGCACGGAGGTCATCGTGCCTCGTCGGGTCGCGTGGGACTTGACCACCGAAGATGACGCCGTCGAACTCTTCGACGACGTGCGGCCCGAGGTCGTGCTTCACCTCGCGGCCGAAGTCGGCGGCATCGGCGCGAACATGGCGACGCCTGGTCGGTTCACGTTCGCGAACCTCGCGATGGGCTTGCACGTCATCGAGCAGTGCCGCCGGTGCGAGGTGGAGAAGTGCGTCGTCGTCGGGACGGTGTGCAGTTATCCCCTCAACCCGCCCGTGCCGTTCGTCGAGTCCGACTTGTGGAACGGCTACCCCGAGCCCACGAACGCTGGGTACGGCGTGGCGAAGCGTGCGGTGTACGAACTGCTCAAGCAGTACCACAAGGAATATTCTCTGCCTGGCGCTGTAGTGATTCCGACGAATCTGTACGGCCCGCACGACAACTTCGACCCGGTGTCTTCGCATGTGATCCCGGCGATGATCCGGCGATTCTGCCGCACCGATCCGGTCACGCTCTGGGGGACGGGCTGTGCGTCGCGTGAGTTCCTCCACGTCGATGACGCCGCCGAAGGCATCGTGCGAGCAGCGGAGACGGTGACGACGCCCGATCCGATCAACCTGGGCGGCGGCGGCGAAGTGCAGATGCGGAAGCTCGCCGAGATGATCGCGGGCGAGTGTGGCTACATGGGCACGATCCGCTGGGACTCATCGAAGCCAGACGGTCAGCCGAGGCGTGCGGTCGATGCCACGCGAGCCCGCGAGATTCTCGGGTGGACGCCGAAGGTCAGCCTGGAGAACGGCATCGCCGAGACGGTCTCGTGGTGGAGGCAGCAATGCGTGTCGCTCTGATCACCGGCATCACCGGGCAGGATGGCTCGTACCTCGCCGAGCTCCTGCTCGCGAAGGGCTACATCGTCCACGGCATCGTGCGACGATCCAGCACGTTCGGCACGCAGCGGATCGAGCACATCTTCAACCGACTGAACCTGCACTACGGCGACGTGACCGACGGCGGTGCGATGGCACGGCTCGTCGCCGAGACCGAGCCAGACGAACTCTACAACCTCGCGGCACAGAGCCACGTGCGGGTGTCGTTCGACCAGCCCGCGTACACGGCGGAAGCGGTCGGCATCGGAGCTCTCAACGTCCTCGAAGCAGCACGCGTCGTGCCGGGATGCCGGGTCTATCAGGCGTCGTCATCCGAGATGTACGGGCAGGTCGCCGAGACACCGCAGCGGGAAACGACGCCGTTTCGCCCACGGTCGCCGTACGGCGTGGCGAAGGTCTACGCTCACTGGATCACGGTGAACTACCGCGAGAGCTACGGGATGCACGCCTCGTGCGGCATCCTGTTCAACCACGAGAGCCCGAGGCGGGGCGAGACGTTCGTGACCCGCAAGATCACACGGGCAGCGGCACGCATCGCCAGCGGCATCCCCGAGACGCTGTACCTAGGCAACCTCGACGCCAGGCGTGATTGGGGCCACGCAGCGGACTACGTCGAGGCCATGTGGCTGATGCTGCAACAGGACGAGCCCGACGACTACGTCATCGCGACCGGCGAGACGCACAGCGTGCGGGAGTTCTGCGAGCGGGCGTTTGCGCACGTGGGGCTGGACTACCGCGACCACGTCGAGATCGATCCGAGGTACTACCGACCGGCCGAGGTGGATCTATTGCAGGGCGACGCGAGCAAGGCACGCCGAGCGTTGGGCTGGGTTCCGAGGGTGACGTTCGACGGGCTGGTGGCGGGGATGATGGACGCCGAACTGCAAGCGATACGGGGACGCGTGGTAGCGTGAGGCTATGCCGCAGCGGATACCGACGTGCCGCCCTCCTCGGCTCCGCACGCCACGCAAGCCCGAGGCTCGACCCAACGCCTACCAGCGTGGCTACTGCGACGAGCGGCACCGGGCATGGCGGATGGCTGTGCTCCTGCGTGACGCGTGGACTTGTCGCCGGTGCGGTCGCCTGTGTGCTGACAAGGGCGAGGCCCACGCGGACCATGTGAGCCCTGTCGTGCATGGGAGCGACCACTGCGAGGATGGACGCAGTCGGTATGACGTGGATGGCGGGCAGTGCTTGTGCGTCGCGTGCCACGCGGCGAAGACGATCAAGGAAAACCGAGGACCGGGGGGGGCGGGTCGCGCCTTCCGTGTGAATACGCAATAAACCCCGGTTGCCTCCTGTGTGTAGTTGTGCGATGGTAATTCAAGGGGGGTAGGTCGTGGGCCGACGCGGACCAAAACCTGAGCCGACCAAGCTTCGGCTGCTGCGCGGCAATCCGAGCAAAAAGCCGGACTCGCCGAACGAGCCGCAGCCGCCGACCGACGGCGTCTCGATGCCTCCGCACCTCGGCGAGGCGGCGGCCCGTCGCTGGGGCGAGCTCCTGCCGATGCTCCAGGCGACGCGTGTGATGACGCGAGCCGATGTCGAGGCGCTCGCCCGCTACTGCGACACGTGGGAGTGGTGGCTGGCGGTGCGTGCGAAACTCAAGGCAGAGGGCGACACGTACCCGATCCTGAACGACGGCGGCGAGGTGAAATACATCGCCCAGCGCCCCGAGGTCGCGATCGCCCACAAGCTCGCACAGCAGCTAAGGCAGCTGGAGTCCGACTTCGGACTGTCGCCTGCTGCCCGCGCTTCGCTGAAGGTGGAACCGGATGCCAAGGCCGAAAGCGCCATCGACAAGTTCAGGGCGATCAAGGCTGCCCGCAAGGCGTAAGCCTGAGTACGTCAAGGGCTACACGTACGATCAAGATGCAGCCGACCTCGTCATCGGCTTCCTTGAGTCGGTGTGTTGCCACACCAAGGACTCACCAACCGCGAAGGCTGGCGAGCCGATGCGGCTGCTCGATTGGCACAAGCACGACGTGATCGAGCCGCTCTACGGGTGGCGCACTGATGACGGGCTGCGGAGGTACCGACTCGCCTACCTGGAGGTGCCCAAGAAAAACGCGAAGAGCACCCTGCTCTCGTGCCTCTCGATCTGGCATCTCCTCATGGAGGGCCAAGGCGAGCTCGGGTGCATCGCGGCGAAGGACCGCAACCAAGCGGCGATCATCTTCGACGAGACCGCCGCGATGGTGAAGCGGTCGCCTGAGCTGGCGGCGTCGCTTGAGGTGGTCGATTCTCGGAAGACGATCGTCTGCATGGGCACCGGCTCGTCGATGCGTGTGATCTCGCGTGACGCCGGTGCGGCCGAGGGACCGTCCTACTCGTTCGTATTCTGCGATGAGCTCCATGCGTGGCCCGACCGGAGGCTGTTCGAGGCGCTCCGCTACTCGGGTCGCTCCAGGCGTGAGCCGCTGCTTTGCACGATCACGACTGCCGGTGACCGACGCGACACGATCTGCTGGGAGCAGCACGAGTACGCCGAGCAGGTGATCGCAGATCCGAACTATGACCCGAGGTTCTACGGACGGATCTACGGAGCGAAAACGGACGGCAGCGAGGACTACTTCGATCCGGCGACATGGCGTCGTTCCAATCCCGGCATGGGCATCACGATGACCGAGGAGGCGTTCGCGGCGGATGCCCGCGAGGCGAAGAACAAGGCCACAAAATTGAACGGCTGGCTCAGGTATTCCTTGGGAGTTTGGACCGAGTCAACGAATAGGTGGCTGGACCCTGACAAGTGGGCCGCGTGTGCCAGCGGTCCACGCGAGCCCTTCGCCGGTCGGAAGTGCATCATCGGGATGGACCTCTCGAAGACGACAGACCTCTCGGCGATGGTCGCCCTGTACCCGTGCGAGGGCGACGAGTTCGAGGTGGATGCGATGTTCTGGGCTCCACGCGATCTCATCATGGAGCGGGAGAAAACCGACCGTCAGCCGTTCCAGCACTGGGTGAACTCTGGGTACATCACGGCGACAGACGGCAACATCATCGACCACTCGAAGATACGAGAGTACGTGCTGGAGTATGCGAAAACCCACGAGGTCGAGCACGTCTACATGGACTTGACCGGGGCGGTGCAGCTTGCCGTGGAACTGCAAGGGGCGGGGCTGCGCGTGTCAGGATGGAGCCAAGGTTTTCGCGGGATGTCGTCGCCGACGCGCCGCCTGGAGTCGCTCGTGTTGCAGCAGCGCCTGCGGCATGGCGGCAATCCGGTGCTCTCGTGGATGGCCGCGAACGTGACCGTGGAGACGAACGCGTACGAAGACGTGCGGCCGGTGAAGAAGAAAAGCACGGGCCGCATTGACGGGATCGTGGCTCTCATATTCGCCCTCGGCGGCTGGGAGTCTGACCAGATCACGAACAAGCCTGGAGCGGAACCCTCCATCCTCTTCCTATGATCGCCCCATCTGACCGCATCCTCTGGCTCCCGACATCCGAGTACGAGTCTCGCAACTGGGACTACGAGTCGGGTGGCTACGGCGGCAACCGCAATCCATCGGGCGTGCGGATCGACCCCGAGACGGCGCTCCGCTCGACGGTCGTCCTCGCGTGCGTCCGCGTGCTCTCGTCCAGCGTGGCCGGGCTCCCGCTGCATCTCTACCGTCGGCTGCCCAATGGCGGGAAGGAGATCGCCCGCGAGGTGCCGCTGTATCGCATCCTCCACGAGCGGCCGAACGGCTGGCAGACGAGCTATGAGTGGCGGGAGCAGATCATGCTCCACCTGCTCACGCACGGGCAGGCGTTCGTCGAGATCGCTGGTGCCGGTCCTGCGACGCAGTTGATCGTGCTGCACCCGAGCCGGATGCAGGTCGAGAGGATCGAGAACGGGCGACTGCGTTATCGCTACCGCGAGGATCGCGGCACCGAGACGATCTACTCGCAGGATGCCATCATGCACCTGCGGTGGCTGTCTGACGACGGCGTCAACGGCATGGTGCCGGTCGAGCTCGCCCGCGACGCGATCGGGCTGGCCCGTGCGTGCGAGATCCACGGCGCGTCGTTCTTCGGCAACGGTGCCCGGCCCGGTGTGGTTCTGTCTACCGATAGCACGATCTCAGCCGAGGCGGCCGAGGCGCTCCGCAACGGCTGGGAGCGGATGCACCGTGGCAGCGAGCGAAGTCACCGCACGGCTGTGCTGCAAGGCGGGCTCAAGCCGATCGAGATCGGCGGCGGGAATATGCAAGAGAGCCAGTTCCTTGAGACCCGCCGCTTCGCGGTCGAGGAAATCTGCCGCATCTACGGCGTGCCGCCGCATCTCGTGGGCGACCTGACGCGGTCATCGTTCTCCAATATTGAGCAGCAGTCGCTCGACTTCGTGACGAACGGGCTGATGCCGTGGCTGCGTCGCATCGAGCTTGCGGTCGGTCGCGACCTCATCACCGACGACACGCTCTTCGCGGAGTTCGACACTCGCGGCTCGCTGCGGGCAGACGCTGCGGGTCGTGGCTCCTACTACAACACGCTCTGGAATCTCGGCGTCCTGAGCGTCAACGAAATCCGGGCGTTGGAGAACCTCAACCCCGTCGACGGCGGCGACGTGCGGTTCGTTCAGTTGAACATGACTACGCTCGACAAGGCTGCGGCCGAGCCCGAGCCGACGCCGGTCGTCGAAGAGATCGTCGTCGAGGAGCCGGTGACCGACGCCGCGTCACCGACAACCGAGCCCGCACCGGACGCCACGCCCCAGGTCGCCGAGGTCAGCCTCAACGGTGCCCAGATCACCGGGCTGATCGCGATCGTGCAGTCGATCTCCGACGGTCTGGTCACCCGCGAGGGTGCGGCGGCGATGATCGCGGCATCGTTCCCATCCATCCCGCCCGCACAGATCGACGCGATCCTCGCAGGGGTGGTCGAGCGTCAACCGGCAGTAGCAGCGGATGCGCAGCCGCAGCCGGTGCCGGTGGTCGAAGACGCCCCCGCGAGGTCGCTCGAGTCTCGAGCCATGACGATCTCGATCGACTTCGATCGCACATTCGCGGCCGACCCTGCGATGTGGGGCGAGTTCGCCCGCAAGTCGGTCGCCGACGGCAACACGATCGTGATGATCTCGCGTCGCCCCGAGGCTGATCGTCAGTCAGTCATGGCGACGCTCGGCGACTACGCCGATGCGTTCTCGCAGGTGCTGCTCGTGGGCGGCGACACGCTCAAGGCTGACGCGGCCGAAGCGGCTGGCATCGACGTAGACGTGTGGGTGGACGATTCGCCGCAGACGATCCGCTCCGCAGAGAAGCGAGCCGAGCCAGGCACCGTCGCCGAGGGCGACTACGTCTCGTGGGGCTCCGCTGGCGGGCGAGCTCGTGGACGCATCGACTACGTCATGGGCGACGGCACGCTCGATGTGCCGGGGACGGACTTCAAGGTCAACTCGACCGAGGACGACCCGGCGGCGCTCATCACGGTCTACGAAGAAGTCAGCGGCGGGTGGCGTCCGACCGAGACGCAGGTCGGGCACAAGGTCTCGACGCTCACCAAGATCGACGCGCTGCCCGAGCCGCCGCCTGCGGAGGAGCCACGGGCGAAGCCACGGAGGCGGAAGCGTGGCGGGTAAGTATGACCACATCGACTTCACGCCCCCGGCTGGCGTGCGTGAAGAGGCTGCAAAGGGGCTCGCGTGGCGAAGCGAATACGGCCGAGGCGGCACGGCAGTCGGCGTTGCCCGAGCGAGAGACCTGTCGAACGGAGTGAACATCAGCCCCGAGACGGCTCGCCGGATGAAGGCGTTCTTCGACCGGCATCAGACGAACGTCGGGACGACGGGATGGAGCCCAGGCGAGGACGGTTTCCCCTCGCCGTCTCGCATCGCTTGGGCTCTTTGGGGCTCAGACCCCGGCTGGGCGTGGAGCCGGAAACTGGTGGAGCAGATGAAAGCAGCGGACGAGAACGACAGGAGCCACACAATGAACATCGAGCGACGTTCCCTCGCGATTGACGAAGTCGAGTCGGCGGTCCCGCTGCTCGCGGTCGAGAGCCGCAGCGAGGACGGGGCCGAGCGTGAGTACATCGTCGGCTACGCGGCGAAGTTCGGCGTGTTGAGTCTCGACCTGGGCGACTTCGTTGAGCGGATCGACCCCGGTGCGTTTGGGATCGTGGCCGAGCGTCGCGGGCGTCGGAAGCCGCTGGAGACGCGGGCGTTGTGGAATCACGACGCGAACTACCCGCTCGCGAGGTATCCCGGCACGCTGTCGCTCAAGGTCGATGAGGTCGGGCTGCGGTACGAGTTCCCCGTCCCCGACACGTCCTACGGTCGCGACATCGCGGCGAACATCC